TAATATTAGGGCATTAAACCCTAACGAGATTAGGAAGAAGGAGGGAATGAACGGCTACGATGGTGGAGATGTATACGGAATGCCATTGGCTTCAAATTCGACTGAAAACGTTAAACCAGAATAATGGAAAAAGAAATAAGAACATTTGGATTGGAATTGAGGGCAATGGATAAGGAGGAAAAACGAACCGTGCGCGGATACGCGGCCACATTTGAAAACAGAAGCGGAGATTTAGGCGGTTTTATTGAAACAATCGACCGAGAAGCGTTTTCGGATACGGATATGGATGATGTCCGGGCATTGTTTAATCACGATTCTAATTTTGTTTTAGGTCGCACCAAGGCTGGTACATTGCGATTGATGGTGGATGAAAATGGATTGGCTTACGAAATAGATATGCCTGATACCCAATTAGGAAGAGATATGTACGAATCGATTAAGAGAGGCGATATATCTCAATCTTCGTTCGCGTTCACAATCGAAGACGATGAGTACCGAAAAGAAGGCGATACGGTTTTCAGAACAATTAAGAAAATTAAGAAACTATACGATGTTGCTCCGGTTACGTTTCCGGCTTACGAATCGACATCTGTACAAGCACGAAAAATAGACGAATTAAAAAATCAAGAATTAAAGGAAGAAAATTCCAACACGGATGCCATTCGGAACCGTGAATTATATTTACTAAAATTAAACAGAAATTAATTATGAAAAAATCTGATGAATTACGTCAGGCACGCGCTGAAGTGTTGGATCAAATGACCGCGCTTCACCGTTCTGCAGGTGGAAATGATTTCACTGAGGAAATGAGCAACAAGTGGGAAGAATTGAGTAAGAGAGCTGAAGATTTAAACAAGTCAATTGAAAGAGAATCCTTTATCGAGGCTGAAGAATTAAGAAAGGCTAACGAAGAGGCGAAAAGAAAAGCAAATGAGGACGCAAGAAGAAACGTTAGCAAGAAAACTGAAGAAGAAAAGGTTGCTACTGAATTTAGGTTGACTGGGCACGATGGAGCGATTACTCAATTAATTGAAAGAGGAAGATTAGAAGGATTAAATGCTGAAATGCACCAAGAAGGCGTTAGAGAAGCAAGAGCAGCTGGTTTAACTCCTAACGGCAACATTACCATTCCTAAAATGTTAATGAGAAGTCCGGGTGAAAAAAGGGATATGACTGCTGGTACAACTACTGCTGGTGGATTTACCATTCAAACGGATATAGGAGCATTAATTCCATTCCTTGATCCAAAATTGGTAACTGAATCTTTAGGTGCTACTTATTTAACAGGATTAACAAGCAACATTGATTTCCCAAGAAATAACGCAGCTGCTTCTGCCGCTTGGGAAGGAGAAAACGATGCGAATGCGGAAACATCTCCAACCTTTGATAGAATCCAGATGAGTCCTAATCGATTAGGAGCTTTTACGGATATTTCAAAACAATTGATGGTTCAATCTTCCATTGATGTGGAGAATATGATTAGAACGAGATTATCTGTTGCGATTGCAAATGCAGTTGATACTGCTGCGATCAATGGTAGTGGTTCAAGTAATGTCCCTGAAGGTATACTAAATGTATCTGGTATTGGAGATGTTGCTGGTGGAACTAACGGAGCAAACCCAACTTTTGCTAATATAGTTGAATTGGAAACAGATGTTTCTACTGCGAATGCTGACTTTGGAAGATTAGGTTATTTAACTACTCCGGGCGTTAAAGGTTATTTGAAGACAAAAGAAAAGGCAACAAATACTGCCCAATTCGTATGGGAAAGTGGAAACGAATTAAACGGTTACAACGCTTTAGTTTCTACTTTAGTACCTTCTGATTTAACCAAGGGAACAGGAAGTAACCTTCACGCGATTATCTTTGGAAATTGGGAAGAATTGATTATAGCAAATTGGGCAGGAATCGATTTAGTCGTAGATCCATATTCTTCTGCTAAAAATGCTTTAGTTACATTAGTTGTTAATAGCTGGTGGGATGTAGCAGTTAGGCACGCTGGTTCATTCTCTGCGATGCAAGATGCTTCTATTGCATAATTCAATTATAAAGGTAGGTAGTCAAATCGGCTACCTACCAAATTAAAAACATCACAATGGATTTAATAAAGGTAAAATTTCTAAAATCGCCAACAGGCAGATACAAAATGGCTTATAATGCTGGTCACGTTGGACTCGCACCAAAAGATATTGCAGCCGAATTAGTAAGGGAAGGTTATGCAGAATATGTCGAAACTACAAAGGTCGAAACCAAAACCAACACGGAAGCGGAAACAGCAACCAACACAGCAAAAAAACGCACTACTCGAAAAAGTAAATAATGGGATATTTTAAGGTTACATCTGGTCCTGTTACACCTATTCTGACAACATCAGAAGCAAAAAATTATTTAAAAATAGACACCTCTGCCGATGACACGCTTATTTCTGATATGGTTGATGCAGCTACTAACTACTGCGAAAATTACCTTGGTCAAAAATTCATTACACAGACTATTGCAGAAGTTTTCGACAAGATTCCGAAACCAAAAATAGGCGATTTGTTTCCGACCTTATTTTTAACGGTTCATCCAGTCCAATCGGTTACGTCAATAACCTACACCGACACGAACGAAACGGAACAGACTTGGAACGCATCCTTATATAAAGTCGATACCTATAGAAAGGCAGCACGAATTACACCAGCCTATGGCGAAGTTTTTCCGGATATATTAGCAGAGATTAATTCATTAACGGTAACTTATGTTGCCGGTTACGGAGACGCATCTTCAGATGTCCCGGCTTCGATTCGACAGGCAGTAAGATTGGTTTTGTCAGATATGTACCACAACAGAAGCGACTTTGTAAAAGAGAAATATTCGGCTTCGCAATCGCTTCTTGACAGATTAAATTATAACCTATTTATCGGAATTTGATGAAGGTCTGGAACAAAACGGAAATATTGGGCAGAATGAACGAGCGGATTGCGATTGAATCCGTTTCCGAAACCAGAAGCGCATCAGGAGCCATATCTGAATCTTGGTCTACATTCGCAACCGTATGGGCTGCCATTTCATATCAAAAGGTAGGTACAGATGAAAAAGAAATGGTTGCGAAACAGACTACGGTTCGAAATGTAGAGTTTACGGTGCGACACAGAACTGATGTAACCGAGAAGATGCGGATTAATTTCGATTCAAGATTATATGATATTGATCGGATAACTTATGAGCCGGAGAAACAGTTTATGGTATTAGAGGCTAAAGCGTATAAATAATGATAGAATTAAGTCAAGCAGATTTAATACAGTTTAATAAGGATGTTGAGCATCTTATTAAAAGTATTTCTGATGCTGACAAAATTAAAAAAATACTATCTCCAGCAGCATTTGTAGTAAAGGAACGAGCGCGACAATTAACGCCAAAAGCAAACACAAGAAATAGGGATAATAGTATTGAAAGAAAGTTCCCTCCTAAAAAATTAAGAAGTGATGTACTTTATACTTATAAGACTCCTAAAGTGGTGGGAAATAAGAAAGCTGGTAAAGGTTATGGACGAGTTAGCGGAAAGTACGGAATAGGTAATTTAAGATATTCTATTCAAGTAATATCTGAAGTAAAAAAGAAATTTAAAGCACCGATTGCTATTATCGGTAATATAATAAACAGGAAAACTAATATTGTAAATCCAAGCGAAACCAAAAACAATGGTTGGTATGCGCATATGATATATGGAAGCGCAAGAGCATTTGGAAGCAAAGTAACACAAGCTGCATTACGACAACAACAAGGAATGGTTTATGCCATTGTTAGAACTGGAGTTGACAAATATTTAGATTCGTTAAAAAAAGGAAAAATAAATTAAGTGGCAACAAACAATGAAATCGGAAAAGCAATCTACTCCATTCTATCGAATGATGCTACGGTATCTGCTTCGGTTTCTACGCGCATTTTTCCTATTGTTGCTGCGCAAGATACGGCATTTCCTTTCGTGGTATATACAATCACGAATCAAGAGCCGACTATGACCAAGGATGGGGTTAGTCCATTAGATACTATCTCTGTTCAAATCGATTGCTATGCGCTTGAATACGATGCCAATGTAACTTTATCAAATGCGATTAGATCCGCGTTGGATTTTTATACAGGAACAGTACAGAGTCAAGCCATACAACGAATCCGATTTCAAGGGCAGAACGATGGTGAATACGATGAAGATTTGGGGGTGTTTTGGCAGAGTTTAGATTTCGATATTAGATTAAAACGTGAACGATAATGGAAGTAAGATTTATAAAAGACTGGTTTAATCCTTCCACAAACAAATGGATTGCAGCCGGGCGGATGGTACATATAATGAGAAAGAAGGCATTGGAGTTAATCGAAGATGGATATTGTGTTGAGATATTACCATTCGGATTTGTAGATGAAACAAAAGAGCCAGTTGAGTTTAAAGAGGAGATTCCTATACCTAAAATTAAAAAACGTAAAAAATTATTTTAAATTAAAAATCATACGAAATGGCAGTAAATGACATAATTAACGGAACAGACCTGCGAGTTTATAAGGATGGGTCAACGGCAATTGGAGAAGCCACATCAGCGACTCTATCAGTTACAAGGGAGATGAGAAACATCTTGACAAAGGATTCTCCCTCTTCTGGTTGGGTTTCGAATAAACCCGGACAGAAATCGGCTACATTAACAGTTGAAGCACTTTATTCGGAAACATCTGATAACGTGCAACCTGATGTATTATTCGATGCTTTAGATAACGGTACAGTCTTGGCTTTGACTTTGACTGAAAACACGGCTGGATACAATTTCTATTCCTTCTCCGCGTATTGCACGAGTTGGGAAGTAAACACACCGGTAGAAGATAACACATCCGTATCCGCAACATTCACTATTTCTGGTGCGGTATATCGCGGAACTAACTAAATTAAATCACACCACAAAAACGGATAATAATGGTTAGATTCACAAAAATAAACAATACGGAAGTGCCTGTTTCCTTTGGCAATGCAACCTTAATAAGGTTTGAAGAGGAAACGGGCATTTCTATTTTAACATTAGGTCAAGAAACATTGAATTACAAAAATACCTTAAAGCTAATTTACGAGGCATTAAGGGATGGACATAGAAAAGAAGGTAAATCATTTGATTGGAGCTTTGAAGATATGTGCGATGAATTTGATGAGGATATGGCAGCAATCAAGCGAGTAATGGAACTGTTTTCTAACTCGATGCCAGATGCCGAAAAAAAAACGAAAACGAGTCGAACGAAAGCGCATCAGAGCCAAGTGAAAGTATGACGTGGACAAAGGTTCGCGAGATTGCAATCGGTCAGATCGGAATGAGTACGGAAGATTTTTATTCCGCTGATTTTCGTGACGTAATGGATGCAATCAAAGGTTATAATGAAAGGGAGCGGTTACGGTTTCAAGGAGAATGGGAACGAACAAGGTGGTTGGCA